TGGCGTTAAGGCTGCAATCGAAGATGAAGCGGCTCAATTACGACTAGCCACATCTTTGAAGAATGTAACTGGGGCAACCGATGACCAAGTTAAAGCCACGGAAGCCTATATAACCAAGGCTCAGTTAGCCTATGGAATCAACGACAATGATCTTCGTCCATCGCTAAATCGTTTGGTCAGAAGCACCAAGGATGTAGAAGAAGCGCAGAAGTTACAAACTCTTGCAATCAATATTGCTGCCGGTACTGGTAAATCACTCCAATCAGTCTCAGAAGCCCTAGCCAAAGCCCACGATGGCAACTTTACAGCTCTTAAGAAGCTGGGCGGTGGTATCGATGAGAACATCATCAAGACCAAAGACTTCGATGCTGCAACTGCTTCGCTCGCCAATACCTTTGACGGTCAGGCTTCTAAGCAAGCCGAGACTTTCGATGGCAAGATGCGCAGACTCAAAGAAGCAATCGGAGAAGGCAAAGAATCAATCGGTGGCTTTATCCTCGATGCAGTTACTCCAATGGTTTCAACTATTGTCGATAAAGTAGTCCCAGCAGTTCAAGGGTTCATCGATTCAATCGGTGGAGAAAAGGGAATCGGCAACGCAATAACAAGTTTTATCAATGGCGCTAAAGCAATCTTCATTCCCATCTTTAAAGGTATCAAATCAGCATTTGACGATATCAAAGGCGCAGTCGAAGATAACAAAGAATCATTCCAAGCCTTATTTATATTCCTTTCAAAATATGTAGCACCTTTTCTAGGTGAAACCTTGCGCATCGCTATTACTGGAATCGGCAAAGCCGTAAGCATCGTGGTGGATTTCGTTGGCGATCTAATCGATGGCTTTAGAACTCTGATCAATCTTGGATCAAAGATCGGTGGAGCAATCGGTGGCATGTTCGGCGGCGGTAAAGCCACAGGCGGCTCTGTCGCAGCTGGTACGACTTATCTTGTAGGCGAGAAAGGCCCGGAACTCTTTACACCTTCTGGCTCAGGATCGATCATCCCTAATGGCTCATTCGGCGGCGGTGGCTCAAATGTCATCAATATAACCGTCAATGGCGCAATCGATCCAATTTCTACTGCTCGTCAGATCACTCAGATTCTCAATCGTGAGGCAACTCTTTCAGGCACATTCAACAAGGTTGGAGCATCGCTTCTGGTGGGTGCGTAATGACTTGGAGTCCACAACCAACGATTTCAATAAACGGAACTGATCGCAAGTCGATTACTCTTTCGGATGTACAGATTTCCTATGGTCGATCCTCAGTCTGGGAACAGGCTCGATCTTCTTATGCTCGAATCTCGATCTTAAATACAAATGGAACTGACTACGGTTTCGACATGAATCAGACGGTTTCAATCAAGGTTAAGAATGTTGCTGGAACGGATGTAACAATCTTCACAGGTCAGATCACTAGCGTAGATAACGCCTTGGCTGGATCAGGCACAATCGGAACGAATGCAATCCAGACGATCACAGCAGTAGGTCCATTTTCACAAATGTCTCGAAAAATTATCGGAACTTCCTCATGGTCCAGGGAGATGGATACTGCTCGAATGACTCGCATCTTCAACGATGCCGGACAGACAATCGATGTAGTAGATAGTCCAGCAATCTATGAGTTCGCCATGCGTTCAGCTGAGGCTGGCGATGCTTACTCTTTGGCTGCCTCTTATGCTACTCAAGCCAATGGCTACATCTATGAGACTTCTACTGGAAAAGTCGGCTTCGCCAATGAATCAAGGCGCTTCATCGATCAGCGAGATAATGGCTACACAGTCATTCCTAACGATTACATTCTTTGGGGTAATGCCTCAAGCCAGAAGACTCTAGCCGATATTGTGAATCAAATTACCGTAGGCTATAACGCTGGAACTCAATCGGCGCTGGATTCAACATCTCAAGCAACCTATGGCGTAGTCGCTGGATCAATCTCTACTGAATTGCATAACTCAGCAGATGCCCTCATCCAAGCCGAACGCTATGTAACCCTTCGAGCCTATCCAAGAACTTCTCTCAGCTCTTTTACAATCCCAATCAACTCTACAAATATCAGCGATGCCAATCGTGACTTCCTGATCTCAATGGCAGTAGGCGAACCAATCGAAATCACAGCCTTGCCAATCGCTTTGAAGAACACTTTATATCGCGGATTCGTTGAAGGCTATACATTCTCAATCAATCAATACGAAATGATCGTGACTCTCAATACAACTGACTTTACTTACTCAATCACTCCTACGCGCTGGCAAGATGTCTCAGCCTCGCTTACATGGGCTGGAGTAGGTTCTACGGTACAATGGAACACCTATGATGACTAGGAGAACAAGTGGCAACTAGCACTTACTATGGATGGACTGAGCCGGACAATACGGCTTATGTTAAGGATGGCGCTCTTGCCATGCGCACTCTTGGAAATGCCATCGATACCAGTCTAAATAAGATCGAAAACTTTCAAGGCAATATCATTCATCCATTCCTACTCATGGGAGCATAATCAATGGCAACTTCAACCTATAAAATCCTTGGGCAATCTGCTCCAACTTCTACATCTAACGCTGACTTAATCACAGTAGGCGCTTCTAAGTCTCAGATCGTCTCAACGCTCAATGTGGCTAATGTGACTGGAACTGCTGCCACAACTCGCGTGTTCGCTCGCATAGCAGGAGCAGCAGCAGCGGCAGGTAACGCGCTTCTTTATGATGTTTCGATCCCTGCTAACTCGTCAGCTTCTTTCACTCTCGGAATCACACTAGCTGCGACAGATGTCATCACAGTTCAAACTGGTACTGCTAATGCTCTTACATTCACAGCATTCGGAACGGAACTTGCATAATGACATCAAGTGTATTTCCACCAGTCTTCCAAAAAAGAAAAGTAGTAACGCTAACATCGGGAACTTCATGGACCGTTCCTGCTAATGTATTTAACATCAATGTAAGTCTAATTGGCGGCGGCGGCGCTGGATCGGGTTCAGGCGGAACTTCTCCTTACCCAACAGGTGTTGAAGGTCGCGGCGGTCAAATAGTTGAATCAAACCTAGCAACCACTCCGGGCGCTTCTATTGCTTATGCAATCGGCGCTGGTGGAACTGCTGCTGCAACTAGCAACTCAGGTGGCGGCAACGGTGGAACAACAACTTTTACTGGTGCTACATCTGCATCAGGTGGCAATGGCGCAACCAACAATGGCGGTGGAGTAGGAACAGCAGGTCAATCAGCCAATAACGGTTCTGGTGGTGGCTTACAAAATTACGGCAGCGCAGCTGGTGGCGCTGGTGCTATCTATATTGAATATTGGGTGTAATCATGTACGCAATCATTGAAAACAATAAAGTAATAAACATCGTTGTAGATGTAGATGCAAAGGATTTGAAAAAGAATCCTGACAAGTACATTGATTATTCAAGCGGCTGGGATTACAGCAATGGCATCGATGGTGGAGACTTCTTCCCAAAGGCAGTAGATGAAGCCTCGACTCTGTAAATCAGGAGTAATCCTTCGTGAGCAGATCAACCGATCATTCATCGATCGTGATAAAACTAGCGACGGGTGGCTCGGGGACTCAAGACATAGTTCTCGCAAGTCTGATCATAATCCAGATGCTAACGGTGTCGTATTTGCCATCGACATTGACCGCGATTTATCCGGTAAAGCCAAGCCCGACCTTATGCCCGATCTGGTTGATCAGATTCGAGTCTATGCAAAATCTGACAAGCTCAAAAGATTTTCTTACATCATTTTCGATGGCAAGATCGCATCGGCTAAGTCGCTTTGGAAATGGCGTACTTACTCTGGAATCAATAAGCACAATCATCACGCTCATATTTCTTTCAGCCCCGTTGGTGATCTTCATGATCTTGAGTTCGATATTCCATTGATCGGAGTTAAATAATGGGTCGCGTAACGATCAGCTCTAATAACCTATTCCCCGGTCCTAAAGGCGATACAGGTGCTACAGGTCCAGCAGGTGGCCCAACAGGTGCTACAGGTCCAGCAGGGCCTACAGGGCCTCAAGGAGTATCTGGTCCACAAGGATTACAGGGAATTCAAGGCAACCCGGGCGCACAAGGCGCAAGCGGTCCAGCAGGTGAAACAGGTTTAAGAGGATTACAAGGCGCAACTGGCCCAGCAGGTGCGGCAGGTTCGGCAGGTGCAACTGGCGCAGCTGGTGCAACTGGCCTGACAGGTTTAACAGGAGCTACTGGAACTGCTGGGACTGCTGGAGCACAAGGAGCATCTGGTTTAACAGGTGCAACAGGAGCAGATTCTACAGTTGCAGGACCAACTGGACCGACTGGCTTGACGGGCGCTACTGGTACTGCTGGTACTGCTGGTTCAGCAGGTGCTAGTGGCTTAACAGGAGCTACTGGACCAGCAGGCGGTGTTGGTGCTACAGGAGTTACTGGAGCAACAGGAGCAGCTTCAAGTGTTGCAGGTCCTACAGGACCTACTGGCGCAACTGGACCAGTTGGTGCAACTGGTGCAGGTTCAGCAACAGACTCAGACCAAAACATATTAGCCAATCAAGTATTCGGATAGGACTAGACAATGGCAACTTTTACTAAGGTATTACTTTCAGGTTCATCGCAAGGCAAAGCCATCAAAATTTCTGCCACTACTTCAGGCAGCAATGGAACTACCCTTCACGCAACTGGTACATCATCTTCCATTATTGATGAATTATGGCTTTATGCTTACAACTCATCATCGACTGCTGTTGTTTTAACTATCCAATGGGGCGGAATTACTGCTGTTGATAATGAATATAAGTTATCCATTCCTGCAACTTCAGGTTTGACTTTGGTTGTTCCCGGACTTATCTTGACTGGTGATGGAACAACTGCAACAACAACTCGCGCTTATGCTGGAACAACAAATGTCGTAAGTGTTTCAGGTTATGTAAATAGGATTTCATAATGGCAAATCCATTACGCAGAATGGTTTCATCAAGCCAAGTATCTGACTGGTTAGGTCAAGGTAGTGGTAATCTAAAAGTTCCATCTCGAAATGTTCCTTTAAATATTGAATATCTAGTTATCGCTGGCGGCGGCGGCGGCGGCGCAGCATTTCCTGGTAACTCTAAAGGTGCTGGGGCTGGTGCTGGTGGATATAGATGCTCAGTTTCAGGTGAATCTTCAGGCGGCGGAGCAAGTGCGGAATCTATAATTTCTCTTGCCCTTGCGACACTTTACACAGTAACAGTAGGTGCTGGTGGAGCAGGTGGAACAAGCATTAGTACGGCTGGAGCCAAGGGCAGCGATTCCGTATTTTTTTCAGTCACTTCAACTGGCGGTGGTCGAGGTGGTCAATATGATGGCGCTGCACAAACAGGTGGTTCTGGTGGGGCTCAAAGCAATAATACAGGTAGCGCAGGCTCGGGAACGGCAAATCAAGGTTATGCAGGGGGTACATCTTTAAGTTATACCAACAATGCTAGCGGCGGTGGTGGTGGTGGCGGCGGAGCAGGTTCAGTTGGCCAAAACGCAAGCGGTACTACAACTGCTGGAAATGGTGGTTCAGGTGTTTCATCTTCAATAACTGGCACAAGTACCGCGCGCGCTGGCGGCGGCGGCGGTGGAGCTACTGGAACTGCTGGGACTGCAACCGCTGGGGGTGGAGCAGGTGCATTAAATAGTGCCGCTGGAACTGCTGGGACTGCAAATACAGGCGGCGGCGGTGGGGGCGCTGCTATATCTTTGAACGGAAGTGGCAATTTTGCTGGTGGCAATGGCGGTTCTGGAGTTGTAATTCTTCGGTATCCAGAATCATACACAATAACAATAGGTTCAGGTTTAGCAGGTTCAACACCTGCTCCATCGGGCGGTTTCAAGGTAACAACATTGACTTCAGGCACTGGAAATGTGAGTTGGAACTAATGGCACATTATGCATTTCTAAATGGGAATATTGTTACAGAGGTCATTGTCGGAATTGACGAAACAGAACTCATTGAAGGTTTATCTGCCGAAGAATGGTATAGCAATTTTAGAGGGCAACCTTGCAAACGTACTTCCTACAACGGCAATATCCGTGGCAAGTACGCAGCCATTGGCGATTACTACGATGAAGCCACAGACACATTTATTTCACCAACATACCTAAAGGAGCAAGATGAAGAATCCACTAGTACTAGCCGCCGGAGCATTCTTAGCCGCTTGGTCGGCAACTAACTTCGACCTTGACTATCGGGCAATCTTATTCGCAATCCTTTCCGGCGTATTTGGATATGCCACTCCTAAAAAATGACAGCACAAGACTATGCTGCTCTTGCAGTGGCGATCGTGACGGTTCTGGGTGGTGTCACTGCGATGCTCCAGTTTATGATGAAACACTATTTGGCGGAGTTGAAGCCCAATAGCGGCTCATCAATCAAAGATCAAGTTAATCGACTCGAAGCGCGTGTCGATACTATTATCGAGATGTTGCGTAAGTAACACTTATCCCATGGCTCGCAAAAAGGTCATCGACCTAGACACTTACTCGGCGCTCGATGCTTGGGCTATTAGCTTGCAGGAAATGTATCGCGCACTTCGCCGGGCTGGCTTTGACGTTGATCTAGCCCTTGGAATCATAACTGAGCCATCAGCCTATCCTGACTGGATACTTCCTAAGCCCGATCTAATCCCACACACCTATGAAGATGATGATGATGAGGACTAATGAAGCGAACCGTAGTCATTCCAGACCTGCAATGTCCCGGAGAAGATTCCCATGTTGTACGCAATCTCAGTTTATTTATTAAAGCGTTTCGGCCCGATGCTGTCCTTACTATCGGAGATGAAATCGATCTCCCACAAATCAGCCGATGGACAGAAAACACACCGGGCTGGTACGAACAAACACTAGCTGAGGATCGCGATCGGACAGTCGATGTCCTTTGGTCGTTATTTGAGTATTCCAAGGAAGCCCACATGGTTCGCAGCAATCATACGGATCGGCTTTACAAAGTAATCATGAAGAAGATCCCAGCATTCCTATCCTTGCCTGAATTGAAATTCGAAAAGTTTCTAAAACTTGATGAAATGGGAGTCAAGTTCTGGACTACCCCGATGCCTATTGCCAAGGGTTGGATCGCCATTCATGGTGACTTAGGCAGCCTTAATCCTAACCCGGGTTTATCTGCCTTGAATCAGGCTAAACGCCATGGTCAGAATGTAATTATGGGGCACACCCATAGAGCAGGTAGAAGTGCCCATTCTGAGGCTTCTAACGGGGTTTTAAGACGAGTTCTCCATGGAGTTGAAGTAGGACATGCAATGGACTTAAAAGCCGCCAAATACATCTCTACTCCTAATTGGCAGCAAGCCTTTGCTATCGTGACAGAGAACGGTAAAAACGTCCAAGTCGATCTGATCTACATCGAGAAGGATGGCACATTCCAAGTTTACGGGCGTAGGTATGGACGATCTCGATAACGATATAAAGCGCACGATCGATACAGCCATTGATGAGGCAGAATCGTTACCGTTTCGTTATACAAAGAATGCTCAATCTGTCTGCTAGTCATGCTGTACTTCTCTCAAGAGGCAGAAAGTCTGCCGAAAGGGAGCAAGATGAGCATATTACAGCTGATCATTCTGGCCTCATGGGTTGGGATTTTCTTTTACGGTTACAAAATAGGCCATAGAGATGGCTACATTGTAGGTCGCAAGGCAGTTCGCAAGCACTATCAGCAGTTCGATCAGGTTAGATAATGAACGCGCGTGATTTCCTCAACGAAGCCAGAGCGACTATCCAAGATCGTGGTCTCGACTACGGACACCCAAGTGACAATATGGCTAGAACAGCAGCCCTCTGGTCGTCTTATCTTGAAATGCCAATTACTGACTATCAAGTCGCAACGTGTATGGCACTCGTCAAAATAGCCAGAAGCATGGAATCATCGAAGGTCGATACTTATGTCGATGCCGTTGCCTATCTAGGTATTGCCGGACAATTACATACTGAGGAGAATGAACTTTATGTTTAACCAAGAAGATTATGAGACGGTTGCTCAGTTAAATTTATGGTTTGTAGAAAACTACCCGATGGGAAGATCAGATATAGATATCAAATCTCACGATCCAGAAAAAGGTTTGATAACAATTAAAGCATCAGTTTGGCGAGATGCAAATGATCCCTATCCTGCTGCGACAAATATAGCCAATGGAGTTCGCGATCTTTACATAAAAAATATGCAGCGATTTTATGCTGAGGATGTGGCAACTTCTGCCCTCGGTAGGGCAATCTTATTGCTTAAAGGTGGAAAGACTGCAACAGCCGATGATATGGCTAAAACTATTCCACAAACCTTTTCAGAGAAGCTTGCAGGGAAGGTAATTATGCCAGTTGAGGATGATCCATGGACAGTCAAAGCGGTTGAACCTGCTGGATCAGCAGCTCAGGCCGTAGCGTTAGTTCAAGAAGTATTAGGCGCTAGTAAGATTGATAAAGATATTCCTCATTGCAAGCATGGTCAGCGAATATGGCGAACTGGCAATAAGAATGGCAAAGCGTGGGCGAATATGTCTTGCCCGGTAACGCCGCAACGTCAAGAGACATGGGCGCAAGTAGATAAGTGCGATCCGATTTGGTATGTCATTGATGCCAATGGAGCATGGAAACCACAGGAGGCTAGAGTATGAGCAGCTTACAATTTATGAATCAAGATGGTGAATGGGAGTCATTTCCAACAGATGACGTACTTTATGAGAAGGCTCGCCAGCGTGAAATGCTCGCTGCGCTGCAAGTGCGAGTAATATGTCACCTATGCAACGAACCGATTCCAACAACCGAGATAGCAGTATGGCGACAAGGACAAGCGATCACATGGTCATGCAAGAAATGTCACGCAGTCAATGAGTCAAAGCCGTAAGCATAGGGGCTTTCGCACCGAGCGTGTAGTGGCAGAGTATCTACGGCGCTGGTGGGAAGGCGCTGTGGTGGGACGAGGAGCTGGGCGAGACATACTCAATGTCCCGTTCGACTGCGAGGTTAAGGCTCGCTCAGCCCTCGATATACGGGGAACGCTGCGCCAGATTGAAACTAGAACAGCTGAAAGCGGCTTATTGGGGTTCGCTTGCTTTCGACTGAATGGGCAAGGAGAAACACCGGACGATTATGTTGCGATGCTTCGACTTGGCGATCTGGTGCAGCTACTTCGTGATGCTGGCTATGAGAATCGAAAAGATAGTGTTAAAGACTCAGATATTAGACGATGCAATCAATGTGGAGAATGGACAATAAATGACCCATGCAGTTGGTGTGAGGCTCAGTAATGCCGATTTATGAGTGGGAATGCACTAACACCGAGCGTTGCGAAAGTAATACTCGTTATGAAAAGGAGTTTCCAATAAATGCAGAACAAGAACTTGAATGTCCAATATGCCATGAGCCAATGCGAAAGATTTACAGCTCTGTCCCAGTCATATTTAAATCAGGTGGATTCTATTCTACCGATTCTAGATAATTCGACTCGCAGTCTGAGCAGGACTTATGTTTAAATGCAGAGTTCATTCGGTACACTCTACGGCTAGAGCCCCTCAAGGGCTCAGAGCAAGCCTGAAAGGCTTAGCTTGCTCGGTAGCAGTCGTTAGTGGGATCACTATGCCTATTGCTGGAGCAAGTAGTCCAGAGGCTCAAAGCATGCCAATTAAAAGACTTGCTAATTACCAATTAAATGACAAACAATACAAATGTCATAATGAGATTATCTACAGAGAATCAAGATTTAATATCAATGCAATAGGTAACAAATCAGGTAAGAAGCAAGCATATGGGTATTATCAATTAAAAATCGATGCTATTAAGGGCAAGCCTTATGATTATCAATTTAGTGTATATTGGTATTATGTAGCTTCTCGATATGGATTTGATAAGCAATACCCAGATATACCGGACTATTGCAATGCACTTAAACATCTTAAAACTAGAGGCTGGCAATGAGTAGGAAGTCAGCACTTAGCAATGGATCATCTACCAGATGGCGCAAGCTGCGTGAGATAGTAATACGCAGAGATGGTGTGTGTCAGATGTGTGGCATGGAAGGCAATCATGTGGATCACATAGTGCCTCGCAAGTTAGGTGGAAATGATTCACTTAGTAATCTTCAACTATTATGTCAGCAATGTAATCTACGCAAAGGGGGTAGGTTTTTTGATGAACTTAAAACACCCATGACCCCCCTTGGTTCTTTTTACCCGAAAAATGACTCAATCAGCCACTATCAGGATGATTCCGAGTGATAACACCTGAACAGGCTCAAACAGGCTCAGAAGGGCCTCAAACGGCTTACCGTGGTGTTGTGGAACCTCGTATATGGACTAAAAGCCCTGATTTACCTAGTTATGGCATCGATTTTATCGAGTTCTGCGAGTCAATTGGGTTCACCTTGCTCCCTTGGCAACAATTCCTAGCTTATGAAATCTGTAAAGTAACTGAAGATGACAAGTGGTTTTTCAAAGAAGTGGGCGTAATTATCTCCCGGCAAAATGGTAAATCTACCTTCATGCAGCTGATGATTCTATGGCGAATGTTTGCTTTGGGGCAGAAGTTACAGGTTCACACAGCTCACAAACTCACTACATCATCTGAAATCTTTTGGAAGATCGATGACACTATCCAAAGCCATGCCAAATTGGTAGATGACTTTGGCAAAAAGTACGAATCCAAAGGTTCGCAGGAAATCAAACTAAAGTCCGGTGGGCGTTACTTGGTCCGAGCCAATAACTCAGCATCTCGCGGTATTGCTGCACCTGACACGATCTACATGGATGAGGTTCGAGAGTTCCACGATGATGAAGTCTGGTCATCGCTTCGATATACCCAGATGGCTACCCCTAATCCTCAAACTTTGATCTTCTCAAATGCCGGGGATCAGCATTCGATAGTTCTCAATCGATTGAGGGAGAGAGGACTAGCTGCTGCTGCTGGATCGGATGATCGCATAGGTTGGTTCGAATGGTCGGCCGAACCTGGTTGCGATATTCGTGATCGTAATGCTTGGGCGCAAGCGAATCCATCGCTAGGCCACACAATCTCGATCGATAACCTTGAAGCCGCTATGTCGGATGAAGAATCTATCGTCAGAACTGAATTACTTTGCCAATGGGTATCGGTAGTCAATCCGGCGATCAATCCAAGTAACTGGGCTGCTGGTATTAAGAAGGATTTGAAGTTAGATCGAGAAGCTCTAACTTGGATGGCAATCGATCTTAGTCCGAATAGGCAAGAAGGCAGTTTAGTCGCAGCTCAACAAGAAGGGGATAACATCAATGTCGTTCTACTCCAAACGTGGACCAATCCAATCAACCTCGACGCTAAACAAATTGCTAATGACGTTGCAGATTGGGTACGCAAGTATCAGACGGAAACCGTTGCTTATAGTCGTCAGACATCCGGGGCTGTTGCCGCTTTACTTTCGCCAGCAGGTATTTCAACTACGCCTATCGATGGCGCTCTCTATGGTCAGGCTTGCGACGAGATGCTTTCCGCAATCACATCCGGGCGCTTATTCCATGGAGATCAAGACGAGTTCACTAGACAAGTACTCTCAGCAGTAAAACTTCCATTCAAAGATGGCGGTTGGTATCTAGGGCGTAAGGTTTCTAATGCCACAATTTGCGCAGCTGTCTCAATGGCCATGGTCTGCCATTTTGCGACTCGCGGTGAAGCGGAATATGATATCGTAGTAGGTTAAATCGGACATAGTGTACAATATGCACTAATGGGACTTAAAGAATTTTTTTTGGGAGCTGCACCTGTCGCTGAAAAGCAGACAGATGTAGAAGCTTCTCTACAACCGTTCAATCTTTCGACTTCGGTCTATGGCTTGCTTAATGCACCGACAACAGTCGATCGCGCATCGGCCATGTCTGTACCAGCTGTCGCTCGCGCAAGAAATATCATTTGCGGAACTATCGGCTCACTTCCACTTGATCAATATAATCGCATGAATGGCGCACACATCGAGCCACTTCGCGTAATCAATCAGCCAGACCCACGCGTATCTGGATTTGTAGTTTACAACTGGCTTGCAGAAGATATTTGGCTATACGGCGTTGGCTTTGGATTAGTTTTAGATGCTTATGCAGAAGATGGGCGCGTTCGCTCATGGACTCGCATCGATCCAAAGCGCGTTAATCCTAAATACAACGTAGCAATGAACGAAATTGAAGGCTATGAAGTCGATGGCCGCCTTGCTCCTATCGCTGGAGTCGGTTCAGTAATTCGCTTCGATGGTGCAGATGAAGGATTCATCAATCGTGCTGGGCGAACAGTTATCGCAGCAATCGAATTAGAAAAGGCTGCACTTTCCTACGCCAAAGAGCCAGTCCCATCAATGGTTCTAAAGAGCAACGGTACAAACTTAACTTCAGAACGCATCGCTAAACTTCTCGAAGCATGGCGCAATTCTCGCGCCACTCGATCAACAGCTTTTCTTAATGCAGACGTTGAAATGCAATCAGTCGGATTCGATCCTAAGAGCCTTCAGCTTGTTGAGGCTCGTCAATATGTGGCGTTGGAAATAGCACGTGCTTCCGGCATTCCTGCTTACTTCCTTTCAGCAGAAACAACATCGATGACTTATTCCAACGCCACTTCTGAACGTCGCTCACTCGTGGACTTCTCGCTTCGCCCAATTTTGGCTGCAATCGAAAGCCGTTTATCTCTTCCAGATATTTGCCCTAGCACTTCTGAGATTCGCTTCTCACTCGATGACTTCCTTCGCGGAAATCCTTTGGAACGCGCTCAGGTTTATCAGATACTCAACTCGATCGGCGCGATGAGCGTTGAACAAATCCAAGAAGAGGAGGACTTAATTAAATGAAAATTGAAGTCCCAATCACACTCACAGCGGCAGATTCACAATCTCGCACAATCTCAGGCCAGATAGTTACTTGGGGAGAGCAGGGCAATACTTCTGCTGGCCCAACTATCTTCGCAGCTGATTCAATCAAATTTAACAAGGGCATCAAGCTGCTTTTAGAGCATGATCGCACTCGTCCAATCGGCAAACTGATCGCACACGAAGTCACAGATACCGGCATCGTCGCAACTTTCAAAATTGCTGAAACAACTGCTGGTAACGATGCGCTAGTTGAAGCATCAACTGGTATGCGCGACGGATTCTCAGTCGGCGTAAAGGTCGATGCTTGGGATAATCAAGATGGCGTAATGGTCATCAGTAAATCATCGATCGTTGAGACATCACTCGTCACCGATCCAGCAATCGACTCAGCGCGTGTCGCTCAAGTCGCTGCATCAGAAGATTCTGCACCTTCGGAAGAAGTAGCAGATGCAACCCAACAATCAGAAGGAGAACAAGTGTCAGACACTACCGTTCCAGAAGCTCCTGCCGTAACTGAAGCGGTAGAAGCGACCAAAGTAGAAACAGCGGCATCAAAGCCAGCGTTCTACGCAACTCCACGCATCAACACTAACCTCACAGCAGGTCAGTTCCTTGAGGCAAACATCAAGGCATCAATGGGCGATGACGAAGCAAAGACTCTCGTCAAGGCTACAAACGATACTTCAACAAACACAGGCTTAACACTCGCTCCACACATGAACGAGTTCATCACTACTTCAATCGATGGCCGTCCAGCCGTAGATGCAGTATCTCGCGGCGTATTGCCAAACACAGGAATGTCATTCACAATTCCTAAGCTTGGAACTGCTCCAACAATCGACGGTGATTCAACAGAAGGCGAAGCACTTGGCGGAACTGAAATGGCTTCAACATACATCACAGTAGATGTAAAGAAGGCTGCCGGACTTCAAACAATTTCATGGGAACTTCTAGATCGTTCATCACCTGCTTTCTACGATGAACTCATCAAGGAACTCAACTACGCTTACGCAAAGGCAACAGATCGCGCACTTGTAGCAAAACTAGCAGCTGACGGAACACAAGGTTCAACACAGGCTGCAACAATCGCAGGTCTAAAGGCGTACATCGCCAAGGAAACTCCAGCAGCTTATCTCGCAGCTGGTAAGTTCGCCAAAAACATCATTGCTAACACAGCATGGTGGGAGACCATCATTACAGCGGAAGACACAACTAACCGTCCACTATTTATCGCTGCACAGCCAGCAAATGCTCCGGGAAACGTTGGAGTTCAATCACTTACAGGCACAGTCATGGGTCAGAACCTTTATGTCGATCCACATATGACAGTAACAACTCTCATCGATGATTCTGCTTATTTGGTAGTACCAGAAGCAGTTACATTCTATGAAGCACCTAAGACCCAAATTCAGGTCCAAACCTTAGCCAATGGTCGCTTGCAAGTGGCCGTCTATGGCTACTACGCAATCGCAACAAAGGTCGGCGCAGGAATTCGTCGCTTCAACCTTACTTAATAAATAACTAATCATGGGGGAGTGGTTGCTCCCGATCGCTCCCCCAGTCGTTTACCGAGAGGAAAGAAATGCCAACGATTATCACGGCTTCAGAGCTACGAACAACCCTTGGCGTTTCTTCCTCTTTGTATTCGGACGCAGTTTTATCAGACATAATCGATTCAGCAGAATCAATCATTCTGCCAATGCTAAACACTTACTCAGTAGCGATTGATGCAGTATCTCTAAACAATAACATCGCCTACTTCTCAACCGTTCAATTAAATCCTTTCGGAGAATCCCAATCGGTAGTAATTAGCGGATGCGGAACTCCATTCAACGGAACTCGCACAATCACTACAGACTTGCTCGATGACAACTCATTCTCAGCAGCCATTACAAATGCTGACGTTATCTCAAAGAATGTTATCCCTTCAGGGTTGGCTACCCTTACTGGTGCTTCGACTTATGTCGGAAACAGCGCAGTAGAATCAGCCGTATTAGTGGTCTCTGTTGAAATCTTCCAGAGCCGCACCGCAGCTGGTGGACAGATCGAAGGCGTGGACTTCAGTCCTAGCCCATTCCGTATGGGCCGCTCGCTTTACAATCGCTGCGTAGGCTTGCTTGGCAGTCTGGTCGATGTAGGAACGATCGCTCAATAATGCCAACCTCTACTATCCTTTCGGCCGTTCGCGGCCCACTCGCTACTGCACTCTCAACAGTCTCAGCCAATGTGTTTTCTTATGTGCCAGAGAATGTTCCAGTCCCAGCAGTAGTCCTAGTTCCATCTTCACCGTATCTTGAATTCGACACAATCGGATCATCAACATTCCGGTGCAAGATCAACTTCACAATATCTTGCTGCGTTACTTACTCAAGCAATCCAGCATCGCTCGACAATATCGA